TCAAACAATTCAGGATGACAATCGCAAAGCTGTTTTAAAGTTTACGAACATTAGTGACGGAACTGGCGAAAGCGCAGTTACCAAGATTGATGTAAGCGCGTTAACTAAAAACAGTGGTGGAGATTCTTGCACGGAAGTCGCCATAGCAAAGATATGGTGGCAGTGCGTAGGCATGGGTGTTGAGCTACTTAACGATGCAACAACTGACACGTTGATCATCGCCTTGTCTCCAGACTCAAATGGTATGCATGACTACTCAAGCTTTTCTGCTATACCAAATGACGCAGGCTCTGGTAAGACGGGAGATGTTAAGTTCACCACCATTGGCGCAAGCAGCGGTGATACTTACACCGTGATCTTGGAAGTGCTGAAGAGTTACACCTAATGGCAACCTCTGGCAGCAGCGACTTCACTCCAGACGTAGCTGAGTTTATCGAAGAAGCATTTGAGAGATGCGGCCTTGAGTTGCGTACTTCTTATGATGCGGTAACCGCTCGTAGATCTTTGAACCTCTTGTTTGCTGATTGGGCAAACAGAGGTTTGAATCAATGGACTGTCACCAACTCAACCACAACATTGTCTGTTGGTGATGAGTTCCTCGATCTTACTGCTACGACTATTGATGTGCTCGATGTGATCCTGCGCAGAACAGAGAACAGCGAAACAACTGATATACAAATGACCCAGATTGGTAGATCTGAATATTGGAACATTCCAAACAAAGATACCAAAGCTAGGCCAACTCAGTGGTTCTTAGATAAGCAACTGACGCCTAGGCTATACATATGGCCTGCTTCAGAGAACTCTACTGATCAGGTGTTAATCAACCGTCTAGTGCGTATTGAAGATGCTGATGCGTCTGTGAACACAGTGGATACGCCATTTCGCTTTTACCCTTGTCTTGCTGCTGGACTCGCTTATTACATTGCTTTGAAGAAAGCACCGGATCGCGTTCAGATCTTGAAGGCTTTCTATGAAGAAGAGTTTGCGAGAGCCGCAGATCAAGACGAAGACAGAGCTTCTTTAAATATTGCACCTGGCATTAGATCTTATAGGCGAGCGTAATGGCTTATGCATCTGGCAAACGCTCAATAGCCATATGTGATCGATGCGGCTTTCAATACAAATACACTCAACTTAGAGAAGAGTGGAATGGGTTTCGTGTTTGCCCAGAGTGTTTTGAACCAAAACACCCTCAACTAGAGCCTGTTCGACACACAGCTGATCCAGAGGCGCTGCGACATCCTAGGCCAGATGTTCCGCCTGAAGTTGTTGCGGGCGCTGGCGTTGTGCGCACAATAGACGCAAACAGCATGATGTCTATCACTGGAGATGTGATTGGCACAGAGTTTTCACAAGATGCCGCGACAGGTGAAATAGGTACAGTAACGGTGGTGATATCATGAGCTTTACCCTGGCTACACTAAAATCCACAGTTCAAGATTACTGTGAAACTGCAGAAACAACGTTTGTTGCTGATTTAGATACGTTTATCAAAGAAGCTGAAGAACGCATTCTCAAGAATGTTGAACTGCCTGTGTTTAGAAAGAACGTCACAGGAACAGCTGCAGCCAGCAATACATATCTATCTACGCCTACCGATTTTCTGTCACCGTATAGTTTGGCCGTGATATCTAGCAGTGCATACATCTATCTGCTTTTTAAGCATGTATCTTTCATCAGAGACTACACACCCAATCCAGCAACAACTGGTACTCCAAAGTACTACGCTTTGTTCGATGACACGACGTTCATCTTAGGGCCAACACCAGATACCACTTACACGTTTGAGCTTCACTACAAGTATCGCCCTGATTCATTGACTGCAGGTTCAGACAGCGGAACAACTTGGCTATCAACTAACGCGCCTGATGCTCTGTTGTATGGCACCTTGGTAGAAGCGGCGACATTTCTTAAAATTCCAGAAGAGATAGGGCAGTACGAGCAAAGATTTATTGCAGCCGTCGCTGCTCTCAAAAAGCTTGGCGAAGGCTATGGCGCAAGGGATGAGTCTAGATACGACATCAATAGATCATGAATACGTTTTTTAAAGAACAAAAAACAGATATAGGAACAGTATCTGTAGCAACAACAGAATTTAAAGGACACGACGTAGATTTTTGGGCTAAGACCTTATCTGACAGGATCATCAGTGTTGGTGAAGAGTCTCACCCGGTCATCGCGCAGCAAGCTGTAGCATTTAAAGATGCCGTGTTGAAGTTAATTGCATACTATATGAGAGAGGCGATTAAGAGCGACAGAACTACGCTCATTAACGAATTAAACCGACAAGGCCATGGCGACATGGCTGAAATAATTAGGAGGCTCTAATGGCTATCACGACGGCTCTATGCACTAGCTTTAAACAGGAACTGATGGAAGCAGTTCATAATTTTAAAAACTCTGGAGGCAGCACGTTTAATCTTGCGCTGTATACAAGCTCTGCAAGCTTGGGTGCTGGAACTACTGCTTACACGACATCAAACGAAGTGAGCGGCACAAACTACACCGCAAAAGGGGCTTCTTTGACTCGTGTAGATCCAACGACTTCAGGCACTACTGCTTTTACAGATTTTGCAGACCTGACATTTTCAAATGCAACAGTGACTGCGAGAGGAGCACTAATATTCAATGATTCTGCATCTGGTGACCCAGCTGTTTGTGCTTTGGATTTTGGTGGCGATAAGACATCAACTGCTGGTGATTTCACCATACAGTTTCCTGCAGCTGACGCATCTAACGCGATAATTCGCATCGCATAGGATCTAACGTGTGGCGAATGTTACTGGCTGGGGTAGAGGCACTTGGGGTGAGGGTGCATGGGGCGAAGAGGCCCCAGTACTTGTCACGGGTGTCTCAGGCACTTCAGCAGTTGGTTCAGTCACAATATCTGCAGCTGCCAGCACGTCAGTTACAGGCGTTGCAGGAACGAGTGCGGTTGGATCAGTCACGGTTGCAGCAGCCGCAACCACATCTGTCACAGGTGTTTCAGGAACGGGTGAGGTTGGCTCCGTCACTGTTACAGCGGGTGCAAGCGTCGTTCCTACAGGCGTATCGGGGACTGGGGCAGTTGGTTCCGTATCAATATCAGGAGCGGCCAACACCTCAGTTACAGGAGTCTCTGGAACAGGCGCAGTTGGCTCAGTTACCGTTGCAGCAGCGGCTAACACAGATGTTACAGGAGTTGCAGGAACAGGCGGTGTCGGTTCTGTCACTGTTTCTGCAGCGGCCACAGCAGCTGTTACAGGCAATGTTGGAACGTCTGCGATTGGTTCAATCACAGTCGATGCGGCAAGCACAGCCGTTGTCACAGGCGTTTCTGGAACGGCGTCAGTTGGATCGATCACCACAGATGCAGCTGCGAATGTCGCAGTTGTTGGGGTTGAAGGAACGTCTGCGCTTGGCTCTATATCAGTATCTTGCGACAACAACATCAGCGTTACGGGACTTGAAGGTACTTCAGCGATTGGAACTGTCGTTGCGACTGGAGCGGTTGATGTTGTTCCTACAGGTGTGTCTGCTACTGGCTTGGTTGGCGGCGCATTGGTTTGGGGAAAAATTATTCCAGGTCAAGATTCTAACTGGCAAAATGTTGATGACAGTCAAACACCAAGCTGGTCAAATATTGATGACAGTCAAACACCGAATTGGGAAGAGGTAGCTTAAAATGGCAGTTTATACCAACGACTTACGGCTCAAAGAGATCGCCACTGGGGACGAAAGCGGAACTTGGGGCACAAGCACAAATACAAACTTATCGTTAGTTGCAGAAGCCTTTTCATTCGGCACAGAGGCAATCACCACCAATGCGGATACTCATACCACTACTATTGCTGATGGTTCTACTGATCCCGGTAGGAGTCTGTTCCTCAAGTATACTGGAACACTCGACTCTGCTTGCACAATTACCATTGGTCCAAATACCGTAAGCAAGCTGTGGCTCATAGAAAATGCCACAAGTGGCTCACAAAACATAATTATCAAGCAAGGTTCGGGGGCGACGGTCACAGTCCCCAACGGCCAGACTAAAGCGATATATTCGGATGGGGCCGGTAGTGGCGGCGCTATGGTTGATGCGTTTGCTCACCTCAACGTCGTTGATCTCACCGTAGAAGACGATCTGACGATTACGGATGATCTGAGCGTGGGTGGAACTCTGGGTGTCACTGGTGTAGTCACTGCCAACGCTGGCGTAGTCGTAGACAACATCACGATTGATGGGACGGAGATTGATCTGTCCTCTGGCGATCTGACTATAGATGTTGCTGGCGACATTAACCTTGATGCAGATGGGGGTGATGTAAACCTTCAAGATGGAGGCACCACATACGCGCATCTTAGTAAATCTTCCAATGATTTTCTCATTACAAATCCAATATCAGATGGAGATCTTACTTTAAGAGGAAATGATGGAGGGAGTTTTATCGCAGCCCTCACCCTTGATATGTCAGCGGCGGGTGCGGCTACGTTTAACGGCACGGTGGCAGTCGGCGACAGCTTGTTCCTAAACGACGGCTCAACCACACGCGGAAAAATAGAACTTAACTCTAGTGATACTGATGACATTGACATCATCGCAGTGTCGCTTGGTTCAAACCTCAAATTTCACACTGTTGGAACCGAGGTGGGGCGATTCGATGCATCAGGAAATTTCGGCATCGGCGGTTCGCCGACAACACCTTTGACCGTGACTAAGGATGCTGCGGGGATAGCAACCTTCACCGGAATATCATCAGGCGGCGTTAGTTCTCTCCTGATGAAACAGAGCAGGGGCAGCATTGCCAGCCCGTCAAATTCTGCAACTGCTGGCGACGGTAACTACATGCTATCGCAAGTCTATAACAGTGGTTATGCCACGATTGGCAGTATCGGGATTATCACTGGCAGCGCCCTGAACAATGGCGTAATTCAATTCAACACAGCCAGCAGCGGAACTGTGGCAGAGCGAATGCTTCTTGAGGCAGACGGTAATCTACGAGTCACGGATACTATTGACAACCTTACCGGCACGTTAACGCTAAACGGCAGAAACACTGGACAAATCTTGTTGCAATCTGGCGGTAGTACTAAAGTTACAATGCTTTCGGACGGAACTTTAAGCACAGTAGGTGGTGCAATATTTAACGAAGGTGGTTTAGACAAAGACTTCCGCGTTGAGTCAGACAATTCAACCCACGCTTTTTTTATTGATGGCACTAATGGTGGGGTAGGGTTTGGCACCTCTCTGAATTCGGACTTACACGTCAGCGCAACAAATATCTTGCTAGGTCGCGCTGGTTCGTTGTTCGCAGAAAGATCCTCTTCGCTGGGTATTCCTGTCACCTCTATAGGTTACAACTTCTACATAGATTCAGACACAGGAAGTCACGCAGCGAGGATAACTGACGGTGGTTCAAACCTATCTATGGGTGATGGCACGTTTAGTTTCAACACTGCCGCTTCGGTCAGTGCGGGTGCTGCGATCACCTATATATCAAGGATGAACATTGGCACAACCTCTGTAGTCATAAACGAAACTGGTGTAGACAATGACTTCCGCGTTGAGTCTGACGGCAACGCTCATGCTATATTTTTGAATGCAGCAAATAATGGACTTAACTTTTTTGGCGCATCAGGAACCTCAACGGTTGATATTGTTACAGGTAACGGTTCCGCAGGAGATTCCGTAGCTGGTGTAAGCATTAAAGCGTCGGACGCTAACACAACCGAAAAGCTAAATATGGGGGTTAACTCAAGTGTTACAAACGCTTTCATTCAGGCCGTTAAGCCCGGAACAGCTAACATCCCATTGCTTCTTAACCCTAACGGGGGCGCTGTTGTAGTCAATGAGACCGGCAACGGAGCCGGTGACTTCCGCGTTGAGTCTGACACTAACACTCATATGGTGTTTGTTGATGCTGGGAACAATAAGGTGTTCGTAGCTAAATCGTCCGATAACGACAACACGGCAGGCCACACGCTGCATTCAACAGGGCTGGTCGTTCATACCCGTGCTTCCTCTCATGTCGCTATTTTCAATCGCACCTCTGATGATGGCGCAGTTTTACAAGTTAAAAAGGATGGCTCGCTCGTAGGGTCGATCGGTACACGCTCAAGCGGTGGAAACCTACAAATCCACACCAACCAATCGGGTATTGATTTCGGTGGCGATGGCTACTTGCCAATGCGCGGATCGCAGATCGTAGATAACGATGTTGACGTTGGAAGTGGGACCTTCCGCTACGATGACATTTTTGCTAGCAACGGCACTATCCAAACCTCAGACCGCAACGAAAAGCAGGACATAGAAGCACTGTCCGAAGCAGAGCAGCGTGTGGCTGTAGCCGCTAAAGGCTTGCTGCGTAAGTTCCGCTGGAAGTCTTCTGTCGAAGAAAAGGGCGACGATGCCCGTATTCACTTTGGAATCATTGCACAAGACCTGCAAGAAGCATTTACAGCAGAAGGCTTAGACGCTGCGCGGTATGCTATGTTTTGTTCAGACACTTGGACTAATGAGGATGGCAGTGAACAAACGAGGCTTGGCGTTAGATATTCTGAACTCCTCGCATTCATAATTTCAGCAATTTAAGGAGAATAGCAAATGGCTATAAACACAACTTGGTCGGTCAGCAACATGACCCATGTAGACGCTGATGGTGGCGTCATTCTAGCTTACTGGAGCCTAGTCGCAGCAAGTGATGCTGGCGGTGGCGAAACTGCAACCGAAGGCGGTAAGGCTCGCTTTACCTATGATGCGTCTGCAAGCGGATACATTGCTTACGATTCGCTGAAAGAAAGCGACGTTTTAGGCTGGATTTGGGAGCAGAACAAAGAAGGCGACGAAACTGCTGCTGAGTACAAGGCTCGCATTGAAGCGGAGCGCACTGCAAAGGTTGAGGCTCAAATTGAGCGTAACGCAACACAAGCAACTGGAGTGCCGTGGTAATGAGCGACGAAAACAAGGTCGTAATTAACGACGAAGAATATAACTTTGGTGATCTGAAGGTTGAGACTCAGGCTCACATTGCCAGAGTTGCAGAGATCCGTCGTGAAATAGCTACCCTGCAACAGCAGATAGCAGAGCGTAACGTGTTACTGCAAGCCTACACCCAGAGCATTGTTGAAGGTGTTAAGCCTGTAGAAGAGCCTGAAACTGCACAAGGTCTGCCCGAAGGCTTTAAGGAACACTAATGAGCTTATTAGAAATCGTAAGCACACTCACCACATTGTCCGTAATTGCGTCGGCTGTGTGTGCAGTGACGCCCACCCCGAAGGACGATGCATTCTTAGCAAAGTATGTGTATCCAGTCATTGAGGCTTTGGCACTTAACATAGGTAAAGCAAAGGAGTAGTCATGGGTATTATGACCGAAGCGCAAAAGCGTAAGATGATAAAAGAACTTAAAGGCGCAAGCCGCCTACACGCTGCCCAAGCGAAGCGCCTAGAGAAGACGCTAGAAAAGGCGCCTAAGAAGAAAAAATAATGTGCTATCTCGCACTCGCAGAGGAATGGGGCTTGGACAACGGTGATAAGGCTTTGCAAGAGATTAATACGCATGAGCGAGAGTGTGCTCTGCGGTATGAGCGCATAGAAGAGCGCCTGAGAGATGGATCGAAGCGGTTTGACAGTTTAGACGAAAAGATAGATCGCTACGGCAACAGGCTGTGGTGGATTATGGGTTTGATCGTTGTGAGCATCTTGGTGCCACAGTTTTTAGGAGGTTGAGATGAGTGACGGAACAATAAAAGTACCAACATGGGCTTTGCCTATTGGTGCAGCAGCCCTGTCTGGTGCAATGGTGTGGGGCGCAAGCCAAGCACAAGCTCAGGCGACGCAGGAAGAAGTAGATCGCATCGAGG